GATATGACTATATAATGGATGAAGAAGATTCATTTATATACTTAGCTGGTTTTGATTTAACGGATGAAGTAAAAGCTGAGGAGTTAGGTTTAGATATACTCAGCATTCTTGAAAAAGAGTATGCTATTGTAAGCTTACAAGGACCTATACCTAAGTGCATTCACGAAGGATGGAAGTATATTATTTCATATTTCTTCCCAAGAGAAGGATATAGACATGATGAAAGTCCTGATTTTGAAGTATATGGAGATGGAGACCCTAAATCAGCAGATTATCAAATGGAATTATGGGTTCCTATAGTAAAAGAATAATTTAAATTTGTTTAACGGCATCTATCAAATGGTAGGTGCTTTTTTGATGCTTAAAATTAAGGAGGTGAGATATTGGCAAATAGAATAAAAGGGATAACTGTTGAGATTGGTGGAGATACTACCAAATTACAGACTGCACTAAAACAAGTTAATACGGAGATTAAACATACTCAGTCTGAACTTCGTGATGTTAACAAACTTCTTAAACTTGATCCTGGAAATACAGAACTTATCTCACAAAAGCATAAGCTATTAGGACAGACCTTAGAAGAAACAAAGAATAAATTAACCTCTTTAAAAGAGGCGCAAAAACAAGCTGAACAGGCTCTTGCAGAGGGCAAGATTTCCCAAGAGCAATATGATGCCCTTAAACGAGAGATTATTGAAACAGAACAAGCCCTTAAATCTCTAGAAAGGCAAGGGGCAACCACTAATCAAACTCTTCAAAACATAGCTATTACTGGAGAAAAATGGCAAAACACAGGGCAAAATATAGAAAACGTAGGAAGAAAAATGATGCCAGTATCTCTTGCAGTAGCAGGTCTTGGGGTAGCGGCTGTAAAGACTGCATCGGATTTTGATTCTGGCATGTCCAAGGTAAAAGCAGTATCTGGTGCAACAGGGTCCGACTTTGATGCCCTAAGGGAAAAGGCTCGTGAAATGGGAGCCAAGACAAAGTTCTCAGCATCTGAAGCGGCAGAGGCTATGAACTACATGGCCATGGCTGGTTGGAAAAGTAAAGACATGATTGGTGGTATTGAAGGAGTCATGAACCTTGCTGCAGCTAGTGGTGAGGACTTAGCTACTACTTCAGATATTGTCACAGATGCCCTTACAGCCTTTGGTCTAAAAGCAGAAGACTCTTCTCACTTTGCTGATGTTCTCGCTGCTGCATCATCTAATGCAAACACCAATGTTTCATTAATGGGTGAAACCTTTAAATATGCTGCACCTATTGCTGGGACCCTTGGATATTCAGTTGAAGATACAGCAGTAGCTATAGGTTTAATGGCTAACGCAGGAATAAAGGGTTCACAAGCAGGTACAGCTTTAAGGTCTGGACTAACAAGACTCGCATCACCAACTAAAGAAGTTATTAATGGAATGTCCATGTTGGGCTTATCTATTGAGGATGTACAGGGGCTTTCTCTTGATGAAACTCTAAGAATTTTTAGAGAGTCCTTTGCTAATTTAGATGGAACTCAAAAAGCACAGGCAGCATCAATGATATTTGGTAAAAATGCTATGTCTGGAATGTTGGCAATTATAAATGCCAGTGAGAAAGACTACAACAGCTTAAGTGATGCCATATATAACGCTGATGGAACAGCAGAAAAAATGGCTGCTACTATGCAGGATAACTTAGGTGGTCAATTAAAGATCCTACAATCTGCTTTAGAAGAATTAGCCATATCCTTTGGAGAACTCCTAATGCCAACTGTTAGGAAAGTAGTTGATATAATAACAAAACTGGTAAATGGACTTAATGCACTTCCTGGTCCAGTAAAAGGTATTATTGCAGGTATTGGTCTTTTTATAGCTGCTCTAGGTCCAGTTCTTATTATTATAGGAAAGCTTGTCTGGTCAATAGGAACTATTATGACTAAAGGTCCTCTAATAGTAGGAGGAATTACTAAGATAGTGGGAATCTTTACAGGTACACTTATACCAGCAATCACTGCAGTAGTATCAGCCATAGGTATTGTTCCTATTGCTATTGGTGCAGTAATAGCAGGTCTTGTTCTTTTATGGAAGAAGTGCGACTGTTTTAGAGAAGGAATAATCTCCATATGGGAAACTATTAAGAAATCAACAGTTGCTATTTGGAATGGAATAAAAGAATTCTTCGTAAACCTATGGCAAGGGATATCAGAATCCTGGACAAGTACCTGGATTGAAATCACAAGTTTTCTATCAGAATTTTGGTCTGGATTTATTGAAGGAGTTAAGAATACTTGGAATGGCATCAAGGACTTCTTTGCCAATCTATGGAATGGACTTTCTGAAGGATGGAACAGTATCTGGACATCTATAACAACCTTTCTAACTGAATCTTGGAATACCTTTATTGAGGGAGCCAAGAGTCTATGGCAAAGTTTAGGAGAATTCTTTACAGGCCTATGGACGGGAATTCAAACTACTTTTACCAATATATGGACAGCTATTTCAACTACAACTACAGAAGTATTTACAGCAGTTGGTGAGTTTATCAGGACTACTTGGGAAGGTGTTAAGACTTTAATTTCAACAGTTCTTGATGCAATCAAAGTAAAAGTTGAAACCATTTGGAATGGACTAAAAGAGTTTTTAACAACAGTCATTACTGCCATTGGAGAATTTATTTCTACATCCTGGACCAATATAAAAACTTCAATTGAGACTATCTTGACTTCTATTAAGACAGTCCTTGAATCAATCTGGAATGGAATAAAGACCTTTATCTCATCAACAATGAATAATATTAAATCCTTTGTTTTATCTACTTGGAATTCAATAAAGGAGACTATTTCCTCTGCAGTGAATACTGCGAAATCAGCAGTCACATCTGCCTTTAATTCGATGAAGTCAGCTATTTCTTCTAGTATGTCGAATATTTTATCTAGCATTAGAAATGGATTTAATAATGCAGTGAATTTCATTAGAAATCTTGCTTCACAAGCCTATACATGGGGAGCAGATATGATCAATGGAATTGCTAGAGGAATTTCAAATGCAATAGGTAATGTAATATCTGCTGTATCTAATGTTGCATCAACCATTAGGTCTTACTTACACTTTTCAGTACCAGATGTTGGTCCACTTACCGACTACGAATCATGGATGCCAGATTTTATGGAAGGCTTATCTAAGGGGATAGAAAAGAGTAGGAGATTAGTACAATCTTCAATGAAAAATGTCGCAAGTGATATGGTTTTAAGTCCAAATATATCAGCTGTTGGCATAGGTGGACATGATAAAGAATCAGCTATAAATGGAATTGATATAGGAAGGCAAATATCTGATGCACTTGCAAACATCAATTTAAAATCGGAAAATTCTGGAGATATAGTTATACCAGTTTATCTTGGAGGGACTCTCCTTGATGAAGTTATTGTTAATGCATCCATGCGTAAGAATTTAAGAAGTGGAGGTAGATAATGACCTAACCCAAAATCTGTGATTTTGTTGGTAGGTCAGATGCAGTCTCACCCCATGAACAAGGAGCAAAGCGACGCAGTGAATGGAGGTGTAGTCGTATAATGAAATATCAATCATATTTAATTATTGAAGGAATAGACCTACCTCTACCAAATTCTTATGATTTGGAGTTTAGAGATATTGAGGCAGATACTGGAGGAGAAACAGAGGCAGGAACTATTCAAAGGGATGTTGTTAGAAACAAAGTAGCAAGTATTTCTGTAGGTTTTTCATGTAGTCCTAAGCTTGTAAAGACACTGAGTGGTCTTGCTAATAAGTCTAATCTTAAAGTTAAATTCTTAGATACAGAAACGTTGGAACTAAAAGAGGCACAAATGTATATGGACAAGTTTCAAGTCAAACTAATAAAAGATACTTCTTATAAGGGATTGTGGGAAGTATCTTTTTCTTTGGAGGAGTATTGATGTATCCAACAAGTAATGAATATAAAACAGTTATAAAAAAGAACTCTCGTAAATTTTACTGGACGGGAAATATCATCTTAAAAGACGAAACTACTATTCCCTTTACCAATAAAGATATTCTTAAAGGGTCTGGATACATCCATCGATCCTGTTCTGGATCTTCTGAACTTGAAATAGGTACAGTTTATGCTGGAGAGTTTGGAATTAGCCTTTTTTCAAATATAGATAGGTATTCTCTAGAGGACTCCAAAATAGAACTTTTTTACCATCAAGAACTAGAAAATAAAAATATAGAAACCATACCAATGGGAATATTTGATGTCACTGAAGCAAATAGGTCTAAGAAAATTTTAGAACTAAAAGGCTATGACTATATGCTTAGGTTTGATAAGAATTTCCCAGTGACAGATACCTTTGGTACAGCCTTTGAATTACTAAGTCTCTCATGTGAGAAGTGCAAGGTAGAACTAGGTATGACAGAAGATGAGGTAAAAGCTTTTGTAAATGGAGAGGAAGTTCTGGCTATTTACCAAGACCACGATATAGAAACCTATAGAGACTTTATTCACTATATAGCATCGACTCTTGGTGCTTTTGCTGGAGTTTCTCGTGATGGGAAATTGATTTTAAAGAAGTATGCAGAAAGCATATCAACTGAAATTAAAACGAGAGAAAGATTTTCTTCATCAATATCAGATTTTAAGACAAGATATACAGCCATCAACTCAACAAATGCAAAGACTAAAATAGCTGAATACTATTCTTTAGAAAATGATGATGGACTAACTATGAACCTTGGAATAAATCCATTGATGCAATTAGGACTTCCAGAAAAAAGAAAAAGAATGTGTGAGGCTCTTCTTACTGAAATTTGCAAAATTCATCACACACCTTTTGATATGGTAACCATAGGAGACCCAAGTCTTGATGTTGGAGATAGGATAGCTATTTCTTACAAAGAAGAAAAGATTGAAGGGCTTATTACTGACATTGAATACAAGATAAATGGAAAGCACAGGATTTTAGGAGTTGGGAAGAATCCATACCTATCCAAGGCCAAAAGTAAGAATGATAAAAATATAGTAGGACTTTTAAATCAGATTGAATCTGAAAAGTTAGTAGTTCATGCCTATTCTAATTACTCTGCCTTTAGTCTTTCTACAACAGATACACCAATAATTCGTATAGAATTTGCCTCCAATAAAGAAACGGAGGCAATTTTTAATGCATCTATCTTGTTAAATATCATCTGTGATACTGAAGAAAAAACTAGAAAGATATCAAGAAAGGTTAAGAAACAAGTAGAGGTTTTAAATAATGATAGAAAATCCTATGATCCTCCAAAGTTTGATACCCAAGAGGGCACAAGCGAAAAAGAAGAAGTAGAAGAATTAGAATTTATTGAAAATATAGAAATACCGACAAGGCTAGTTATTACCTATGTTTTTAATGATACGAAAATAGAACATCATATTCCAAAAGAAACCTACTTAAGTGGTGACCACATTCTAAATCTTTTTTATCCAATAACGAAACTACAGGAAAAGACGATGAACAATTTTTCAGTGCTTATTAGGCTTGAATCAGGACAAGCTATGATAGGTAAAGACAATGCTATTGCTGCTATCTCTGGTCAATCCTTAGGTTCTACAGAGGCTTGGGATGGAAAGCTTAAGATTGATGAATCTTGGAAGAAGATAGAACTTAGCCATTCACTTCTTCTTAGGAAACTTAAAGCAGACTACAAAGTAGAAAGACAAATACCAACACCGATTATATTTAATGAAAAGGTAGGAAGATTTAAATATCAAG